CGAGTAGACGGAAACCATGATCCTCGCGCAACCGCTCATAAAGTCCGCGCACCTCGGCCACTTCGCGCAGCTCGAGCGCGAGCCGCAGTACATCGAGCGCCGGCCGCCACTGCCTGCGGTCGGCAAGGGTCCGGCCGAGGACAACGAGACTTTCGGTTTCTTCGTTGCGGTTCGCCGTCCGCTGGTAAGCAAGATAGGCTGCCGTGCCGGCGCGATCGAGCAAGCGCGTGCGCTCACGCTCGTCGCTCGATCGGATTTGCAGGATGGAGCGCGCAAGCCGCAGCCAATTCGCGCTGTCGTTGGGCGCCACGACCACGATCTGCCCCAGCGCTATCATGCCGGCGCGAGGATCGTTGCGCGCAAACGCCGCATCGGCCTCGCGGCGCAAGTCCACCACTGATTTGTTGACCGAACCGGCCTCGCTCTTGATCTGGGCTTCGAGCTTGATCGCGGCTTCGCTGAGATCGGCGCGCTGGAGGGCTTTCTCGGCGGCGGCGGGGACACAAGCAAGAGCAATAAGCGCGGCGATGAGGCCGGCGCGGACGGGCGCGAACATGGTGGATCCTCCTCCCTCGGCGGGAAACGCGAGCGGGTGACTATTTCAGCAGAATCCCAAAACATGTCGAGGTCGTGACCGAGGCGGGACATTGCAACCGCCACGCACAATCGCCGCAACATGACGGATAGGGATGACGGATAGGGATAATGACTCCTGAACTGGGGTGGCGTGGCGCAGGGCCTTAAAACAAATCGAGGACTTCAATATAAGACACTGAAATAAAATCACAAATTAATAATCTCAGGGCTGATAAATCACTTCAAGAGAGGTCGCGCGGGGGTGGCAGAGCGGCCGTTCGCCGGGGCGCCCGCGCCCACTATCCGGCCATCGGCATTCCGGTTAAATGAGCACACAAGCAGCTCGCGCGGCCCCGTAGCTCAGGGGATAGAGCAGCAGCCTTCTAAGCTGAAGGTCGGTGGTTCGAATCCACCCGGGGTCGCCAAGTCCATTTCGCGCTCTAGCATTTTCAACCTCTTAGCCCTCGTTTTGGCAAACCTATCGCTGAGGTTTGCCAACGCTTGTTCGCTGTACGTCTACCGGGAAGGCGTCCTGTCCCTTCCGCATGGCTTCTCTTGCGAGAAGCGCCTGGTCGGCCGCCTTCGTGTATCGCTGCACTTCCCTGAGGCTCAGGTGGCCGCTGATCGCGGCGATCTGCTTTTCGGAACAGCCAGCCTCGGCAAGCCGCCGACAGGCCGCCTTGCGTAGCCCGTGCGCCGAGCAATGCTTTGGCAGCTCGGCCTCGTTGCAACGATCGCGGAACCAGTTTCCAAAACCGGCCGGCGTGAACGGCTCGCCGCGTTCGGTGACAAGGTGTGTCAGGTGATCACCCTGTGTGGCGTCCAGGGCGCGCCGCAATTCTGGATGGACCGGAATTTCGAGAGCGGCGCCGGTCTTTCCCTGCCGCACGGATAGAACGCCATTGCGAATGTGCTGACGACCCATGCGCACCACGTCGCCGCGCCGCTGCGCAGTGTAGAGCAACAACGCTAGCGCCAGCCGGGCGCGTGAGCCGATCGGATGCTTGATCTCAAATTGCTCGATCTCGGCTTCCGTCCATGTGTGAAAGCCGTCGGTCTTGATGCGCGGGAGCTTCACACCTTGCGTCGGGTCGTCCGCTCGAAAATTCTCGGCAACCGCGAATTGCAGCAGGCCGCGCAACGTCTTTAGCCAGTTGCGAGCGGCAGCCGGTGATCTCTTGCCGAGCGTCCGCACGATGAATTCATGCGGCAGCATGGCAATGCGTTTGTCGCCGTGCTCGGCCCGGAACCGCTCAAGGATATTGCGCCGCATTTTCTGTGTGGAGGGTGCGAGCGAGCGGAACGCAAGAGAGTTGTAGTAGCCGACAATGCCGGCATTGACGGTGCCGGGCTTGGTGCGGCCGGCACCGATCTCGACGCGCGGCACCTGTCCGGCGAGCGCGAGCTGATAGGCGGTCATGAACTCATCCGAGCCAGGCGCACCGGACAGCGGAATGCGCTTGAAGCCGGGCCGGCGAAAATAACGCCTGATCTTGCCGTGCCGGTCCATGAATTCGTGAATGTAGTCCAGTCTGATCCGCGTCATGACGCATTGTCCCACTCGTTAGAGCCCTGCCCTGTTGCTTCGCCCGTCTCTGCGGGCTTGCCGGTCACCACGACGATCTTACCATCCTTGTCGACCTCGACGCGCTCAACCTCGCGGCCGGCCGCGACCACAGCCTTAACAGCCGCCGTCAAATCACGTTGCCGAAAGGTACACGGTCCGCGCGACATGCTTTGTCCTATGCAATCCCCACGCCGCCGTCGCTGGCGCTTGCCGGCGCGGCGGTGCCCGGCGGCGGCGGGAATTCATCGCCGCCTGGACGCGGGTTCCAGCCTTCGACGCCACGAATTTCGTTCGGTGTCAGCACCCGATTTTTGAGTGCAATTTCATGCGATTTCCAGCGCGTCTCGGGATCACCGCGCAACAGGCCCGAAAGGTCAAGCTCGAATTGACGGGTCCGCCGCGCGCTATCTGTGAAAATCGATCGGTGAACCTCACTCTCGATTTTTTTGCACCATGTCGAGATTGTGCTTTGCGCGAAAAAGCGGATCAGTGTTTCGGAATTTGTGAATGTACCGTGCGATAGGTCGCCGATGATCGGCGGCGGCACTTGGTAGAGCCGTGCGGCCTCTTCGATCGCGAACCGTCTCGCTGCAAGTAGCTCCATATCTTCGGGCGTCGCTGTTACGCTCTCCCACTTGATCCCCTGATCCAAGATCAGCGCCTTGGCGGCATTGCTGGGGCCGGTGAATAATTGGGAGAAGAGGATTTTGAGCCGCTCTAGGTTTTCACGCGACAGCTTGTGATCGGTTTGCAGTATGCCGGACGGATACGCGCCGTTCTTATATTGGTTGCCAGCGTATTCCGTGAGTGCAAGCGCGGCGGCGACGACCGGGTGCGCGCGATCGTGGCGAGCACGGCCGAGCAATCCGTCATCGCTACGATCGCGAAGGTGAAGCACCTCGCTATCGAGCAACCGGCGCCGTTGCAATGTGATCGGATCGGTAAAGTCGTAGACCATGCGTCCGGTCAACAAAATCTTCGGCGCGACGCGATCCCACGGCAACGGGCGCAGCTCGTTAAGCCGGTCGGCGTTATCGAGGACTTGTTCGGCGAGGCCGTTGCCGTGGCGCAGACATTGCGCCACAAGCCACTGAATAAAATCAGGCCACGTTTGATGCGCGTTCGGCCCGTCGCGCACGATGCGCGCCAGCGGGTGCGCCGTATCTTCTTCGCGGCCGGTGTCAGTCACGCGATAGACGAGCGCCGGCAAGCTCGCGATCGTGCCGGTGATGGCATCGATCGCCGCCGTGACGGCGCTCAGCCATTCGCCGCGTACCGCGTTGACGCGCTGGCCAAAATGCTGATCGCCGTCGAGCCATTCGACTAGCCGTAAATCGCGCTGCGTCGCCGTACCAAGAGATTGCGCGCGGGTTTCGACGCGGCCTAACATGCGGCTGATCCAATTCACCGGAATATCTCCGTGAAGCGGCGCGCGAGCGCGAGTGGCAAGCGAGGCTCGCCGTCCGAGCGCGCGGTGACGCTGGTTTGAGGATATGCCGCGAACGCGATCACCGCGCTCACGTCGATCAGGTCAACGCGGATCAGCGTTCGGTTGCGACCTTCCCAGCCATCGCCGCCTTTGGGAACACGAAAGCCGAAAGATGCGCCGCCCAGGTCGCCGCGTTCGGCCATCGCCAGTGTGTCGCGCCCGAGCTGAGTGTCAGGAACGTCGATCGAGAACGCCAAGCCGCGCTGATCTTCGGCGAGCCGTAGCGTTCCGTTTTTCGTGCGACCGAGTAATCGCTGCGGGTCGTGATCGACCAACGCCAGCACGTCGCGCCCGCTGCGCAACGTGTCGGCAAAGGCGCCGCGCGCGACCGTCTCAGTAAAATCCGCGATAGTAGCGCGCTGTTCGAATACGGCCGCGTAGCCTTCGAGCCGACGGCCGTCGGCACGCACCTCGACAACGGATGCGCGCCGCTCAATATCGGCCATTTTCGTCACGCTTTGATACCGATCAGCCGGCCGAAATGGTTCGGCCGATATACGGCAACGTCGGCTCGCATGATGGCTCGGACCATCACTTGGTTCTTTTCGAATGCGGTGCCGGAAACGCGGCTCGCTTCGACCGTGATGTTTTGGCGGATGGCGAGGGCCATGTTGCTGAACCCGCCCATAAAGGCGGTGCTCGCCGTGGCGATGTTGCCTTGCGTCTCCGCGATCGAGATTTGGTTGCTCACAAGTTTTGTGAGCGCTGCGAAATCGGTCGGCGGCGCGAGTTTGGTTTTGTCGCTCGTAATGCCGGTGACGATCTTCGCCATCGTGTTCTTCGTGCGCGGCGCCCAAACAATGCTGTCGGGTGAACCGTTGTCCGCTTCAATGTCCGCGATCAGATCAAGGAACTTATCGTAGTCGGAAGGTGTGGCCCCGTCCGTTCCCATCGTCTGTTCATTGACCCCATCGGTGTTGCGCAGCCCGAGTGGCTGTGCTGAACCGTTGCCGTACAGGCCGGAATAATCGAGTTTCAGCGCGAGCGCGGCGGCAAGCTGCATATCGAGCGTCGCGGCGAAGGTCGGCACATCGTCCAGCAGTTCGGCGTTGACGCGGACCAGCGCGGCGAGAGAATGAGCGGTGAGGTTGACCCCTTCGAAGGTGCCGTCACTCTCGTCAATGGTTTGGCCTTCGCCCCGCCATTGCGCGGTCGGGTCGGTGACGATCTTCACGACCCGAAGGTTCTTGCTCACCATCGGGATCGTAAGCGCACCGGCCCGGATCAGGACCGCCTGGTTGCGCGCCAAGTCGATCAAGTTCGCGCTGATCGGATCAGGCATCAAAAATCCGCCGCTGGCGCCGGGTGTCGTACCCATGACGCGGCGTTCGGCTTCCGCGCCCTCCCAAGAGCCGGTAATCATGCCGCGCACCGCGCGGCCGATCGAAAGGCCGCTGGCGTCCTGCCCGCTGGTGGCCTTGAGGTAGTCAGCCATGCGCTGTTCGCGCGTGAGGCCGAAAACCGTTTCGCCGGCCGCGTCGCCGCGATTTTCGATCGGCTGGCCATCGGCCTTGCGGTCCAGCGCGTCGCGTTCCATTGCGCGGGTCTCTTTCACTTTCAGGTCGTCCAGCTCAGTCTTGAGCGTCGTCCACTTTTCCAGCTGTTCGCCGGCCAGGTCTTCCTTCGCGGTTTCGGCCGCGTCGTACAGGGCGCGCATTTCAGTCTCGACGGCCGCCCGCCGTTCGGTAAGGTCTTTGAGTTTCATTTTTATGTCTCCGTCTGGGGAATGCCGGCGTCATCCGACGCGGGCGGGGTTAATCAGTTGGCGATTGCCGATGGCAGCGGGACGCTGGCAAAACGCGGTTCGTGTAACAGATACAAAAGCGACCCAAGTTGCGCATTGCCGCCCACGTCGCCGACTGCGGCCTTCAGGCAATCGAAGCCATTCGCGATATCCAAATCCTCTGCCTTTACGTCGATGACCCATAGGGCTTGCGCTTCGGCTGACGTGGCTTCCGTGTAATCGTGATCGGTGTTTGCTAATTGTGTGAATTGCCCAATCGCGGTGAGCGTGCCCTGTTTCACGTCGATGCGATCGAACGTGAGATTTTTAACGCCGGTTCCGGCAACGTCTTGCGCTTGGGTCAGCGTGATGGTCGGATCATCACCCGCCGTGCCTGCCGCTTTGAAAAAAACGACGGCGCAGCGGCCATAATTCTTGAACGAAACATAGTCGCCGGTATTCGCGGCGGTCTGTAGATCGACCGGAACAAACCCGCCGACGATTTGCAGTTTTTCGAGAATGTGTAGGCTCATTTATAGGGCTCCTTCTGGCGGCGGCGCCGCCGCTCGGGGATCGCGCGTCTCGAGACGGGCAACGCCTTGCATTCAAGGCTAAGGTGAGTTATACACCGATTTGGGAAATGGTGTCAATATGAGACCAAGTACATGAAAACAGTTACTTTGAAGACCCTGGTTGCTGATACCGGCGAGACGGCGCGCACGCTCAATAGCTGGAGCGATTTCGGCATTCTGCTCGCCGAGCACACATCGGAGCGCAGAGGCCGGGGCAATCGTCGGAAGTATCGCGCCGAGCCGCTATACGGCGAACGCAAGTGGGCGTTGCTGGC